TCACCAAAAGCACATCACAAAAAAAGCCGGACAGTTACCTGCCCGGCTAATTTTTTTATTTTTTTTGCAATTTTCTATCGACTTGTCACATTATATGTGATATACTATAGACAGTGAGAGACGGAAAGCGGATCTCACGAATACTGAGAAAGGACGGTATCTAAAATGACGGATCGACAGTTTAATCAATTCATCGAACTTGTCGTCCAGATCTTGAAAAAATGCAAGAGCCTGGACGACGCCATCAGCATTTTAGAAGCTCTGCGCTTCTAAAGAAAAAAGTAGATGGCGGGCGGCGACCCGCCATCTACGATCAGTATATCACAACAAATTGAAAATTACAAGCACAAATAAAGGAGAAGTTATGAAAAACTACAAGGATTTTACAAAGAAATATATCGGCGGAAGCGACATTGCCTCTTTAACTGTACGCAGCGGCAGCACTGTATCTGCTCTCGACTTTGGCCAGGACGATGAATATATGGCATATGTCGTAGACGGCGACACTGCCATCCCTGATCATTACTATCTTGTTCTCGACCTGGAGCATTGGATCAACATTTATGATGACCGTGAGCTGACTTTCAGCGCTTCTGCGGATCATATCCGTGTTTACCGTGCTGGAGAGATGGGCTGCATTATTCAGTTGGACGGCAACGCCGATGTGAAAAAACTTGTTACCATTGACGAATTGTTATTCAAGTTGGAACAGGCCGCAAACAAATAACGCACCAACAGATGGCGCTGTATCATAAGGAGGATAACATGGCAATTCTGAACGACATGGGGCAGCAGGTGTCCTTTGAATGTACTGATCTGATCCAGGATGTGCGGGAGGATATACTGCACCTGCGCCGGGCCAAAAAAGTAAGCGTTGCTTGCAGGGTAAAGGCCGGGGTCAAGATTGTGTTTGACTACGCCCTTGATAAGGACGAGGAAAAGCGCATTCAACTGGCAGACGACGAATGGATGGAAGCAATGACCTTGGGACAGCTCCTTGCTTATGCGATCCGTCAAAACCGTTTGACTGTGTCTCCTGGTTCTTTTGATAGCGTCAGTGAACTATTTGACGCCAGCGGTATGCCGATGAGTAGTTTTGGCAGTTTCTTTGGCGTGCCGCCGCGCACTATGCAGGCTTGGATTTATGGTGATAATCCTTGTCCGCAGTATGTCATTGATTTAATGGCTTACAAATTGGAACACGAAAACAAAATTTAATAGCAAAGACCCGGTGGGATCACTCCCTGCCGGGTCTCTTTTCTTATGTCTTATGCTTTGACTACAAGTGCCGGATCTGCGGCAATATAGCCACCGTCCACCAGTTCGTAGAACGGCGTGGCCGTGCTTCTGTCAACAGCCCTTGCCGTTAGCACTTCGCCTGTCTTGACCAGCCGGAGCACATCCTCGTCTCCCAAGATCGGGCGGCTGTGGACCCTGACGGATCCTTGGAACACCACCTTGATCTGGAATGCCTTGTCCTTTTTGGCCGCCTTAGTGGCGGGTTTCTTTGCTTCTGCCATTTTGATCTCCTTTATTTAACAAACTTCTTGTTTCCGTCTTTTTCCCATACACACAGCCAGCCGGATGGGCAGCGCGCCCATAGGTTGCCGGTGCTGAGCCGCTTTGTCTCCAGCACGGTGATGGTGGTGCCTGCCCGAAACATAGCGTCTGCTTTTGACTTGCTACTGGTAGCGTGTCGCCGGCCGTCCGTGGTCAGGTCTTTGACCTTTTTGCGGCCTGTGGCGGCACCTGCGCCCTTGTAGATCCCCCGCACCGCCGTGGTGATGTATGTGCCCGGCTTTACGGTAGGCGCCTTGGGTGTTGCCCTGCGGTAGTTCACATCGCTTGCCGCATAGACAGTTTTGGCTCCCTTTGCGTTCGTGAACAGCCAAATACCGCTGATGTCAGACGCAAGGGCGGCAGGCTGTACATACACTTCCCTGGCGTTCTTCACCTTGGTGTATTTTCGCCGGTTGGCAGTCATGGTAAACTTGCCATCATACCAGTACGGATCCAGCACGATCATGTTGCCGGACTTGTCAATTCCACCAATATAGATATAGTGGCCGCCGTTTGAGAACAGCTTCTTGCCGCCACCGCTGACGCATACAATGGCCTTGCCACCGGCTTTCAGGTGGGCTTTCAGATCAGCAACAGACTTGGCTCGCTTACTCACAATGGAATAATGCTTTTCCAGGTATGCAGCCACCGTATTCATGTTTGTGCCGTCTGCGGACCGTGCGCCCATCAGCAGGCACTTCTGCGTCCAAGCCGCTGTGTCTAAGCCGGTAAAGCCAAAGTTGTGCAGTACCATTAGGCTGGCGCACACCCCGCACCCGCTGGTGTAGATACAGCCGCTGTTTCCGTATTTGTAGGGGTGGGATTTGCTGGGGTATCTGATAGATTTGCACTTTTCGGTGGTCTGCCGGCAGTAATACAGCTTACTCATTGTTTACCGCCTCGCTCTCTGTCGTCTCCGTCCGTTCCAGCGTCAGGGTTTCGTCCGCCTTTAGTGCAGCCGTGGTAAAGCTGTTGTTCTTCCACCAGGCAACCAGGGAAGCCACCACGGCCACCACCGTTGACACAGCTGTGTACACCTCATCGTCACTGAACGGCAAGGGGTTCTTGCCAAAGGCATTGAGCAATACATTCAGCAGAGATACCGCCAACACGACGGTTCTTGCGATTGTTCCTGCTGTTACTTTCATTTTTTAGTCCTCCTTTTGTTGCGGCTCCTCCGGGAGCGCGATAATCTCATTATAAAATCTGGTCATCATACCATTGCCGCCCAGGGCATGGTATGCGTCGTACACCTTGACCATTGCTTCTTTTGCATAGAGGGGGCAGTAGTGCCGCTCGGTATGCTTTTCGTGCTGCCGTATGATCTCTGCACGCAATATGGATTGCAAGCCGTTTTCAATGGCTATGTACCGGGCTGTGGTGACTTCGTCCATTGCTTTCTTGCTTTTTTTCTTTGCAATCAATGAAGCGATAACGGCAGACACGGCACTGCCTACCACCGTTGACACGGCAGCAGTCAGGGCGGCGGTGAGAAATGCGTCATACATCGGTCTCACCCCCTTGCAGGGCGTTGATCTCTGCCCGGTATGCTGCCCGCTGCCGGCGGATCGGTGCGTACTCATCCTCGGACAAGGCTCCGTCCGTGTACTTCAAACACAGGTAGTCTGTTTCCGCCAGCTCAGCCTTAAGAAATGCAATGCGACTTTCTGTCTCTACATTCATTTTGCCACCCCCAATATCTCGATCTGAGTGCCCGCTCCGATCGTCTTGCCGTTGGTCGGGAACGACAGCGCTTTGATCGCGCCGTGGCCCTCAACATCTTTGAAGATGTTAAATGTGACCCCACTTGCGGCCCAGATAGCGCCACCAGTCATTAAGTTGGCTGCATTAAAACCGCTGGATATGTTACCCTTGTTGACCAGCACCCGCACCATATCTTCGGCGATCTCAATTTCTGCAACAACAAATGCACCCTTGGTCGTGGCCGTCTCGTACCGGAAAGCGTTAGGCAAAAAACACTTACTTGTGTATGAGTTCATGTACACCGTCTGATCGCCTGCGGCGGAATTTGCAACGCTCCCGGCCACAGCCATACGCAGCCTTATCTTCTTACAGGGCTTAGCTAAGTCCCATCTTTGGTTCGCTGCAGTGTCAGCGTCAAAGGCCTTGGAAAACACAGGCTCCCATGTTTCGCCTGCGCCTGCCAACTCCTCTTTCACCTCGGCAAGGCCCGTCGTGGCGGCTGTGATCTCCTTGGCCAGGGCGTCAGTCAGCAGACCTTTTCCGATGATACTATCGGAGAAGTGCCAGGCTTTGAGCGCCTTGCTGCCGATCTTCAGTGTTGTCACCGCTCCTTCCTTGATGTTATCTTGCTCCACTGCGCCGTAGCCGATTTTGGCACTCGTGATTGCCCTGTCTGCTATTTTGGCGCTCGTAATTGAATTCAGGCCGATGTTCCCAAGCGCCGCACCCTCTGCCAGGTGCTTTGCCTGCACGGTTCCGTCGCCTACATTGGATAGCACCGTCATATACTTCCAGGTGGCTTTTTCCGCCGTACCGGTGGTTGTACATTGGTACACCGTGCCGGTACTCAGGTTGAGATACAGGTCGCCGATGAATGCGGAGCTGATCCCGGAAGCCGGGTAGGTTGTTTCACTGCCCGCTGCACCATCAATGGCGGTGCCGGTGTGCCATTTGTTAAGTAGCACATCATCTGCGGATAGATCTGCGCCCGCTGCCGTGGACAGATCCCACTCTTCAACAGTCACATTCAGCATGGTGCCGTCGTTATAGTTGATGAATGAGGTGTCTGGCTTGCCGATGTATGCCAGTTTGATAATGTCACCCTCGCTGACTGCTGTAACGATTGGCCCTGTGATGTAGGTCTCATACTTAGCGGATCTTGTGCGTATACACCGCTCAATGCGTTTTGCCGTGCCGTCTGCCTTGACTATGTACAAGTCCATTTCACAGCTCGTTAGATCGGTGGACTCATACATATACGCCTGCCCTGTGATCCTCACTTTGCTTATGCCTTTACCTATTTTGACGCCGCCGGAGGACAGCGTGAGCGCTGTGCCGTATTGGCGCGCCGCCGATGTAAGGCTTAGGTACACCGGCGCCTCGTATGTTCCCTCAGCCGTCGGTGTGAATTTTGCGGCAAGGACCGCCTGGATGTGTGTGGTTTGCGCCTGTTTGTGCAGCCGTCCATTGACAAGCGCTACAGCCGCCTTGAGCGTTGCTACATCTTCGGCAGCCGGCACTTGGGACAGCTTGGACAGTGCGTCCCGGAGGGCGGACCAGTCGTCGCTTTGTTCCATACCGGCAGTGCTCTGGGCGCCGTGCACTTTAACATCGAATTTTGCCGTTGTAATGACCTTGCCGTCCGTAGTGGACAGCAGGATTTCTACTTGGCTGGTTCCCAAAATGAGCATGCTGCTCTTCATCGTCAGCTGGACCTTGCCGTCGATCACTTGGGCGGTGATCAATGCTTTTGTACCGTTTGGTCGGATCATGACCGCCCTGGCTTCTGCGTCTGCCGGGAGTGCGTACAGTGCGCCGTTGTCCAGGAGGTTGATCAGCACGACGCGCCCGGCGTCATCTTCTGCTTTAGCGCTCACAGTCACATAACGGTTTGCACCGTTGATGTCAATGAATATTTCCTGCAATGTTGTCATTCGATGTCATCCTCCGTTTCGGTATAGGCTTTGATCAGTTCAAGTGTGTTGTCAGCTGTCATACTGTCTCTGTTCAGTTGGTGAATGCCCTGCATGGCCTTATAGCTTCGTTGGGTCACTCTGCGGTAATAGTTGCGCTTAAACGACCCGATCTCGCAACCGGTCAGTTCGTGCTTTAGGCAGTCATACTCCAGCTTGATCACTCTTGCCTTGGCTGACAGGCCCAACTTATTCAAAGCGATAGTAACGGTGTCCCCGAGTTCTATATGTTCCAGCTCTTTGAACATTTGGTACGCCGGGTCCTTTCGCAGATCTAAGTAGTCAACGGCCACATTGATCTTCGGCTCATCTATTCTGTCCACCGAGAATTCCAAAGCGGCTAACCGCCGGATCTCCTTAATTACATCCGTAATGTCCGTAAACTCTGCGTCGTTATTGGTCAACCTGCGGATCGAGTGCTTAAAAGGGTTTATTCCGCTGCCCGGTCGTCTTACCAGGTTGAACCTTATTGATGTTACGCCTTTTGGAGGCTTGAAGCTGTACGCAAAGCTATTTTTCCAGTCGCTTGTCGCCGTCTGTGCAGGCTCTGTCATCCACTGATCCCCGTCTCGATATGCAAAGAAAAATGGGCAGTCACTTCTGAACCGCGATGTTAATTTGTAGCTGCTGTTCGACGACACGGCCGCTACGCCATAGAAACTGCCTTTCTCCTCTACGCGTATCACTTTTTTTCCGCTTAGTTTAAGTCGCCCCGGATGTACAGAGAACGCCTGCGGCGTATATTTCGGGCTTACATAATACGACTTGATGGCAATATGAGGGTAGCTGAACTCCTTTTCTTTTTCGCTTACTACCAAGTCGTCATTGTATATGCCCTCTGTCGTAGTGGGAAGAATACTTGTGACCACATCGTTGGTGTTAACCGTGAATTCCACTCCAGAGGCATTGACTCCATCTCTAAGGACAAGTCCTCGGTCTTTTCCCAACTGTTTCATAATCTGAATGTTAAAATTATCCGGTAGCCATTCGGCTGACCATTTACGGATCACGCTTTCATCGTCTCCGAGCAATGCGTCGTATGCACTCTTGGCGTCCGAGTAATAGCAGGAAAACGACTTGAATGCGTCGAGCCCGGTTACATTTGGCCTAAAGTCGGACTGGCTCAGCACTGTGTTGGCAAAACCGTAGCAGTTGGACTGATAATCCCCGCATTCTCCTGGCAGCGTCCGCTTCAAGTCGAATATAATATGCTGCGCCGAAGCTTTGACTTTTGTGTCAGAAGTAACGACTTGCCATATTCTGAACGCCTGGCGTTCCGCCCATGGTGTGTCCACCACCAACACATTTTCTTCTGCAATGTACTTCCACCGGCCCAATGTGTCTACCGGGTGCTCCATCTCCACCACTATGGCGCCGCCCAGTTCAATGCTGACGGTGCAGGAATAAGGCGTCAGTACCATATCGCCATTGTGTTTCAGTGCCGCTTTTCCTGTGAAATTCTGCTTGGAATACACTTCGATCATAGGCGCCTCCAGTTTGGCACATACTCCAGCATTGCAGGGTTCTTTGTTCCACCGAACTTGATCGTATTTGCGCCCTTGACCAACACCAGGCCGTCCAAGTCGCCGGTTGCGTTGCCGTTGATGATCTTATAATCGCCGGTGTAGACCATACGCCTTTCCACATCTATAATGGTGGTTGGCGTTGTGATCTGTACGGTCACTGCATTGCCGTTGACTGTGATCGTTGCCGTGTTTCCGGTTGGGTATTTTGTCGTTATATAGAAGATCGGGTACGCTGTCTCAAACTGATTGTTAACGGCCTCCGGGCACGGCACTCTTGTGCTACCGCGCACCAGGTACTGGTACGCTGCGCAGGTGAATGTGACCGTGAACTGAGCCAGCCGCCGGTATATGCGGGTGAACTCGGAAGTCTCCACCTTGCGGACCCGGAGGTAATACTCCGTGTCGTCATTTTTGATCAGCTGGCTGGCTCCGGTCGGGTGGAATAGCCAGTCTTTGATCTCGCGCACTCGCTCGTCCCATTCTGTGCCGTCAGGTACCAGGAAGTTGCAGGAGTAAGGCACCTGTATGTCTTCATAGGTGCCTTGGTCCAGGTAGTAACTGCCATCCATTGCCGCTACATTGGTTTCCTCAATCTTTTTGACTGCTGCGGGCATATTTGGTCGCTGGGTTGCTTTAACCCCCAGTTCGGAGGCATTTCTGCCTCCGAAAGTGAAGTCAAACTTATCCATCTGTATCTAACCCCTTTGCCATTTCATAATTCCGCTGGTCCTTGGTGACCTCGTCCGTGACTTGCTGTACGACCTTACTGCCGATCTCCTTACCGTCCAGGTATGTATGCACGATTACCGTCGGGCGAACACAGGCGATCAGTCGCTGGAGCTGGTTGTCCAGCATTTTGCTAAGGGCCGTATAGAACGGACTTAACGGCAGAATTGCCTCTCCGCCGGTGCTTGGTTCACCGCCTGCCAGCAGTGTGCCGCCGTATGCGCCAAAGATCTGTCGCCCGCGCATAATGGCGCCGCCTGCGTACCAGTCGATATTCAGCTTGGGTACAGACGGCGGATCCAAACTAAACCCGCCTGTTATGCTGAAATGCGGCAGTTTGATATTCGGAAATTTCAATTTCAGCTTATCAAAGAAGCCCCGAATGGCCGCCAATCCCTTGCTCACAATGTTCTTGGCGTTGTTTATGCTGTTGGATATGCTGTCTTTGATCCCGCCGAAAATGCGCGATACCAGGTTTCTAATCCAGTTCAGCGGTACGCTGATTATGTTCTTAAGCGCATTAAATACCGTCGATACTACCGTTCTGATGGTATTGACCACTGTGGTAACTACGGTTTTAATCGCATTCCAGGCAGTGGTGATGATCTTTTTCCAGATGGTCACATAAGTGACGATCACAACACGGATTGCAGTGAACACCTTGGTGATTATATTCCTAATTCCGTTGATAACTGGTGTCAGGACAGCCTTAATGCCATTCCACACAGCGGTCCAGACTCGCTTGATCGCATTACCGACAGTCGAGATGATGGTGCGGATCACTTGCAGGGCGTTTGAAATAACGGTCTTAATAGCGTTGAACGCGGCGAAAACATACTGCTTGCAATTTTCCCAAATAAAGCGATATGGCAGCGTTATGATGTTGAAAGCGGCCGTAAATAGGTTGGCAATGAACATAATGGCAACCTGTATGCCGTTCTTTATTCCGTTCCATATTGTCTTAATGAAATTCCACAGTGTCGTGAAGATGTTCTTTATCCAATTCCAGGCTGTCTGAAATATGGCTTTCGCTTTATTCCACACATTTTCCAACGCCGGTTTGATCTTGTCCCAATTCTTAATGATCAGCACGATACCGGCTACGACAGCAGCCACAACGGCGGCAATAATCACGCCTTTAAGGCCAAGCGTCGAAAATACACCTGTGATAGCCTTACCTATCTTTCCGGCGCCGCTGGAGATCTTGCTGACCAAGCCAAGTCCTGACACGGCGCTCTTGATCTTGGAAATGCCGGATATTGCACTTCCGACTGTACCAATAATTTTCCCTACGCCAAGGAGTAGCGGCCCGATAGAGGCCACCACTAATGCGATCACAGCAATCGTTTTCTGTTGGCTGTCACTTAAGCCATTGAACTTGTCTATGGCGTTGGTCACAGCTTGCGTGATTGAGCGGATCTCCGGTGTGAATTGTGAGGCCAAATTGATACCTGCGGACTCGAAAGCACCGCTCATGTTCTCCACATCGCCGGACAGGTTGTTCAGCATATTGTCCGCCATATCCTGTGCTGCGCCGTCTGCGTTCTTAAAGCTGTTCGTCATTTTGGTAAGCGCGCCGGACCCTCGATCAATCAACGCCTGCATACCTGATAAGGCATTTTTGCCGTACAGTGTAACGATGGCATTTTCTTTCTGCTCTTGGGTCATACCCTTAAACTTGGACTGGAGTTGAGCGACCTGCTCACTAAGGGAGATCATGTTGCCTTTGCTGTCAAAGAATTTTACGCCCAGCTCTTCCATGGTGTCTCTCATTGCTTTGGTTGGCGCTGCCAGTCGTGACAATGCGCCGCGAAGCGATGTACCAGCCTGGCTGCCCTTGATACCTTGGTCGGACATAATGCCGATCGCAGCTGCGGTTTCTTCCAGCGAAATACCTAATGAGGAAGCGATGGGTGCAGCATACTTCATGGCCTCGCCCATGTCTGCCACTTCTGCGTTGGTGTCTGCCGCCGCCTTTGCGAATGCGTCCGCCACATGTACAGACGCACTGGCGTCCAAATTAAAGGACCGCATGGTGGTTGCCATTACTTCGGCCGCATTTGCTACATCACCGCCGGACACAGCCGCCAGGTTCAATACACCTGGAATACCTGCCATGATCTCCTTGGCGTTATATCCTGCTGTTGCAAAGTTCTCCATGCCCGCTGCGGACTCGGAAGCTGAGAACACCGTGTCGGCGCCCAGCTGGATGGCTTGCTTACGCAGCTTCTCGAATTCATCGTCGGTTGCACCTGCGATGACCTTTACGCGGGACATCTCACTGTCAAAGTCCGAAGCGGTCTTGACGGACGCAACGCCCACACCTGTGACGGCGGCGGTAATGCCCATCATTTTCTTGCCCGCTGCCGACACCTTATCTCCGGCGGTTTTCATTTTGTCGCCGTACTCTTTCAGCTTGTCGGAGTCAAGCTCTTTGTTGGCCGCTTTCAGCTTCAGCTTCATGTTTTCCAATTCCTTGGAGAACAGCGTGCCTTGTTTTTTGGCTTCGGCCAGCTTATCGGCATTGCTCTGTAGCTTGCTATCATTCTCAGACAGGGCCTTTTCGGCCGCCTTGACCTCTTCCTGCAAGGCCTTGGTTTCTTTGCTGTTCTTTCCGGTTGCCTCGGCCGATTTGTCATAGGCGGTTTTGGTCTGATTGAGCTTGTTTTGCAGCTCTGAGTGCTGCTGCCACAGTTTCTTATCTTCGGCCGTCAGTTCTGCCACCCGCTTGCTGTTCGCGGAGATCTTCTCCTCCTGGGCTTTGATCTTCTCTGTGAGCATTTGCACCCGGGCGCCGACCTCCTGGTGAGACTGACCCATCAGTTTAGCCTTTTGGGCAGCCAAGGAGTACTCCTGCTGTAGTTGCCGCATTTGGGCGTTCGCCTGCTTCATAACAGCTGTATAACTGCTTGCGCTGGCAGTCAGTTTAATTGACGCTACTGCCATTGTCGTCCTCCTTTCTACCGCTCGTCTGCGTGTTCCAGCTTGTATTTGATCAAAGAGAGAATGGCAAACACATCACCGGTAAGGGCGTATTGCAGATCGCAACGCAGACATTGGGTTGCCACATCTAATAGGCTGTTGATTACCTCCAGCTGTGCGCTCCAGTAGTCTTGCTCATCCTCTTCGTCCGTGTAGCCGTTCTCTCTGTCGTATTCATCGAATAGACTTTTAACTCGTTCCACCTGCTCTTCCGGACTTAGCCGGCTGATGGCTTCCGTGATCCGCTGGGCCAAGAAGTGGGCGGTGTTGCCCGCTACCAGCACTTCCTCTATATCGACTTCCGGTACATAGCCCGCTGCTGTTGGCAGCACGGCCTGCACAAGGCGGATCGTTGCTTGCAGTCCCGGTGGTTCATCCGTACCGACGGCACGCATATAGGTGCAGTACCGCCGGTAGAACTCCAGGGACGCCGTGGAACGGTAGATTGTTCCGTGGCAACTGACCGTTATATCCGGGATCAGCTGCCAGTCTTGAAATTTGCAGTCATGGCGTCGATTTTCTGCTCAATCCGTTGTGCCAGATTGAGATCCACTGCCATGTAAGCAACGATCACATCGGCCACATCTGTGTCGCTTTCTGCCAGCTCTTCGGGTGTGAATTGTTCACCGAAAGCAATCGACAAGGCGTTGATAATAGCGGTGTAGGTCGGAGCGTCGATGGCGTCCTCCTCCAGGCTGACCGCTTCGCACGCCTGTTTGTATCGCAGGTATGTTGCCGTGCCCATGTGGTTGATGGTGTAAGTCTTACCGTTAAGCTCCAGCTGTGCAGCCGGAGCCTTTTCCATAATTGCGTCCATATTTCACTCCTTTAACCGCCGACGGCTGCTGTGCTTGTCGGCCACTCTTGAACTTTGGAGAACCAGTCGGCAATAGCACTGGCAGCGTCCGTGTCTTCTGTTATCAGATTGCTTTCGTCTACGGAGCAACTAAACTTACCATCGTGCTTACGCGCATAGAAGGACAGTTTTACCGTATCGGTCTGTGTGGACACCTTGTCCGCCTTGGTCTCGTTCGTCTCCTCCATGCCCTCGCTGGCGGTGCCACAGAAATACCAAACGAACTCGTATTTGTTGTTCAGGCGCTTGACGCGATAGCCGATTGCAATCTCGTTCGGCTTGTCGTCTTCGCCTTTCACCAGATAGCCCTTTTCATACAGATGGCCAAAAAGCGTAGCCTTTTCTGCCGGGGTCAGGGCGTTTACATCCAGCTCGATCTCCGTACCCTCGTAATTTGTCGCTGTTTCCTCAACCGCGTCATCGGAATACAGCTTCTCGCTGGAGAACTTGTCACTCACCTTTGCGCTGATGGCTCTTGCCAGCTTGGTCGGAGCGCCGGCGGTATAGCCGGTTGCGTCGTTTTTGGTGACCAGCGCCACATAGATGTCTTTCAGACCTACCCGGCGGCTGTGTACATTTCTTTCCTCGCTCATTTACTTATCCTTTCTCCGCCTGATTGGCGGCATTGTTCTTTTCAACTGTCAGTGAGAAGCGCAGCTGTTTGACATATAGCTCTGTATCGTCCTCGTAAGCGTTGTTGCTCTCCAGGAAGTCAAAGCCATAGGCTTTCATCAGCGCCAGCACTTCGGCGGCCAGCGCCACCTCGTCCACCAGGCTCCAAATATTCACCTGAACCGTAGCTGTCTCGCTCTCGCTGTCATCGTCGCTGTGGTCATCCTCCGCATAGCTAAGCGGCCAAAGAGAGATATGCGTATCTGTAATATCCGGGTCATACCACCCCTCCCGGACCGGAATACCCCGGCCGGAGATCTGCAACAGTGCAATACTTGCTTCATTGATCACATCTAACATATCGGTCTCCTTAATCGCCTAAATACTTGTTTGCGTATGACTGTAGCGTCGTTTCGGCAATGCGTCGGTACATGCCCTCGCACTGCTTGTTTGTTTTGTTAATGAATTCTCGGGGGCGCATTTTCGATGTTCCCCATTCCACAAATTTCATATAAAACTGCGCGCTGTTGTCACTGAGCTTCCAGCCTACCTCTGCGTTTGAGCGGCCGTCTGTGTCTGTCCTTGTGTTTGACACCGGGATCACATCAGCGGCGTGGGCAGGTGAGTACTGCACGAACCTGTGGCCGAGATACCGACCGGTTTTGCTGTGGTCCCTCGACCTTGGCACATTCCGCTTCATTGTCCTGTGTGTTTCCAGCTTGGACAGATTGATGATGTGGCGGGTGCATTGGCCCACCACATCTAAAGAGCTTACCTCTTGCAGGTTCTTTAGCAGCTGCTCCATACCTTGGAACTCCATGTTGACTATCATAAGATCACCCCCTTATGTTGTACGCTCACACTTTAGCGTAACGAACTCGTGGTTGCCTCTTGAATAGTCGATATGGTAGATCCGATAGCGTGCGCCGGTGGCTACTTCTTCCACAAAGTAGCCCTTGGCATGCCCTCGCATATCTTCCAATGCCTTGCAGTAACGCAGTTTGAACGCCAGCACTTCATGCAGCTTGGCGGCCATTGCCTGGTACAGTTCTTCGCCGTACAGATCGGCCGGCGTTGCCCAAACATTCATATAGTGTGGGGCGCCTGCCTTATCTTCGATCTGTCGGCCGCCGGTGGTGGAAAAAACACGCTTGCGAATATTGATTTTAATTTCCATCACCGGCACCTCCGTAGATCTCGCTGTACAGAAATGTGGAGGCGTGACCGCTGAGAAGCTGCGTGTTTGTGCCGTACTTCTCCCTGTGGTCGTACAGGTCCTTAACGGACATCAGCAGCAACAGATCTTGTCGTGCGGTCGGTGCGGCTGCATTATAGCCGGGGATCAATTCGCCAAGCGTTTCCGCCGTTGCGTCGATCATCAACCGGATCAGCTCGTCATCGTCCGCATAGTCCACCCGCAGGTAGCTCTTAACCGTGTTCAGTTCCATTGCTTACCTCCGTTCTTTTGCAGTTGACTGCAAATTAGCCCGCTGCTGCTTTTAAGAAGCCCTTGGCCATGGCCGCGTCGTCAACCACCTGCACATCGAAGCGGTCGCGCACCTTGCAGCCCATCGTGTCAGAAGTCCAGTACACATTGGGGTTGGCCTCAATGGTCATCTTCTCTCGATCAAACAGGGTTACAGCCTCGTGGCCGTCGCCCATATAGATGGGTGCGCCCTTGGCAGCGTCGGTCTTAAGGGCTTTGTTGGATAACACAGTGATCGGATAAGAGCCGAAAAGCAGTTTTCCGGTTTTCTCCATCGGGTCCGGTTGCAAAATGTATTTGCCATCTTTGTCTTTTAATCTGTCCAAGAAGTTAAAGCCATCCTGGTTGGTGATCACTTCAGCGTTGAGGGCAACTTCTGGATCCAGTGTCACATTAAATACATCTTTCAAACCGTCTACATCGGAGATGGTAACCGGACTTTCGCCCGCTGCGGTATCAAATGCGGCCAGGATCTTAGCGTTGCGGGTCGCGGTGCTCTTTTTGGCACAATAGTTTGCCAAAAAAGCCAACAGGTTCTCGGCGGTGTCGGCCAAAAGATCGTTGGTCAGCTTCATAATGTCGCCGTACTTCTTGATGGAGTAATCCACAGCCTTCAGTGTTGGCGTGTCCCCTTCGGTAAAGTCGGCCGCTTCGTCTACTGCGGGCCACGCGGTGATGGCGGCGTCCTTTTCGATTACGCGGCGGCCTTTATTGACCGATGTGTTTTCCACATTCACATGGTTCTCCAGCGAAATCCGGCTGCGCTTCAGCTCCTTGATGGCTGTCTGCAAGTCCTGCGGAACAGTCAGTCCACCGTCGGCGTCTGTGCCCTCGGCCATTTTGTTCACGATCTGCTTTTCCTGATCGGTCATGTAGTCCTCCGGGGTGCCGCCCTTACGCTTGGCGTCAAACTGTGCCTTGATCAGTGCGGCAAATGCGCTTCTGCACTGCTTCGGCGTGAATTCCTGCTGATCAATGACCTGGTGCTGTTGTGCGCCGGCATTGTCATACTTTGCGTCCATTACATCAGCCAGCAGATCGAATTTCTGCTGCAACTGCTGCAATTCGTCTTTTGCGGCCTGGGCCTCGGTCAACTTGCCGGCCTCGGCCAGGTCCTGCACTTCCTGCTTTTTAGCGTTAATGCTGTCCAGCATGGCTCTGAGCTTTTTGTTCATGTTTTTTCCTCCTAAAAAATTTTTTATTTTGTTCCATAAAGGTACAAATCCGCCAGGATTTTGTCCTTTTTGGCGTCTTTTTGGGTGTCAGTGTTGACACCGGGCGGCAGGCGTGTGTACCTGTCGTAGAATGTGCTCGCACAGGCCACCATCGGCTCTGCGTTCTCCACCTCGAAGTTGAACACTTCGGCGATATTCTGCGAAGTCAGCCAAGTTTCTGCCGTCATAAGGTTGGCAAGCGCTTCTCTGTCCACTTTATCGGACATTTTTGTTCTGTACAGTTCCAGAATACAGTCCTTTGCAATGTTCAGCTGCTCAATTACCGCCGCAAAGTCAGAAGCATTGCCCCAACAGCCCGTCATCGGGTCGTGGATCATCACCTGGGCACCTGTGCGAATGACCACCCGGTCGCAGGCACACAGAATGACGGAGGCAATGCTGGCGGCAATACCGTCCACATATCCGACGGTCTCTCCTGCGTGTGCTTTGATGATATTGGCAATGGCAATCCCGGCGAACACATCGCCGCCGCCGGAGTTGAAGTGAACTTCAACCGGCTTGTCCGGCTCAATCTGGTTGAAGAAGTCGGCGACTTGCTGGGGGCACTTGTCGTTGACGAACTCGCCGCCATATCCGCTGTAGTCGTACATGCAAATATCGCCGTAGAAGTTCAGCACAGCTCTGTCCGCCTCATCACAGAGGGCACAGTAGCCGACTTTTTCCCGCTTGTTGCTCACACGGTTAAAGCGCTCAAAATTCAATACCTTGTTCATACGATCCTCCTTTCCGTCAGTCTGTGTTGTTGGCGCCGTACTGGTCGCCAACTCTATCAAGCGGAATGTAGGTTCCGTTGACAATGGGGTTGTCTCCGCCCTGTACCGGCGGATTGTCTTCCAGTTCTCTGCACTCGTTGATGGTGGCAATGCCCTTGTCCACCTTTTGTGCAAAGATCTCCGTCTGTGTTTTGCTGTCGGTCCGCAGTAGCACCTTGTCGTTGAATTTGTAGTAAAAGCCCGCTGCCCGCTGCGGATCAGTTAGACATTTATAGTTCAGTTCCTGCTCAATCTGCGAGATGGGGAACAGCATTGTCTCAGTCAGAAATGCCAACTGCTGCTGTTCGCTGTTGGCGTAGCTGCTTTTTGAATAGTCGTTGATCTGCGTTGGCTTAATTCCAAATGCTGCCGCCAGTTGCAGGGCACCATACTGTTTCAGCTCCAAAAACTGGGCGTCTGACAGCTTGAAGTCAATCGGTTCAAGTTTGAAGCCCGGCGGTACCGGGATAATGCGCCCGGCGTTGCTGGCACCGGCACCGAACTCTTCAAACTGCGCAATCAGTTTTCTTTTTGCGCCATCGCTTAACTCGCCTGTATAATTCAGCACAGCCTTTCCAGTCATACCGTTCTTGAACAGCTTGTTTTGGTATTCCTGTGCAGCAATTTGGCCGTCTACGGTGGACCGCAGCAGCTCCAATACAGAGGCCCCACGGTACCCATCGAATGTAAAGAAATTCTTAAAGTGCAGCACGGTGTCCGGGTCAAAGATATAGCTGTGCCCGGTGTAGCGGTCTTGGTACCAGTAGTACAGCCCACCGTCCGTCCCGAAGATACCGGCGTCGTCCACAAGCAGATTGACTTGGTTTGATGGCATGATCCACAGGCCCTTGGCCTTTACGGAGCCGCCATACTTCTGCCGGGTAAAATCTTGCTGCACCCACACATAGGCGTTGCCGTAGTGGTCCAGGTTGGCCGACACGCTGCTCCAGAATGTGGCTGGAGTCATATATGGGTTGGGCCGCTCTGTCAGCAGCACCGCCATATCGTCCTTTTTTGCCGTTTCGATTTTGCCCTCTGACTTCTGATAAAACTTCAAAGGCATTGACCCCAAGGTCTCTGCCTTTTTCTTCAGGCAGATGTAATAGGTCACATCGTTTTGCGGACGCTTACCGGTTGTTTGAATGCCCAAGAACTCCATCAGGCTTTCGTCCCCCGGCGAAGTGCTGGGCTGTACAAAGGCGTTGCGTACTGCCGTTGCGTTTCTCCGTAAATTATCAAAAAATGGCATTTTATCTCGCTCCCATCAGTGAAAGATATTCTTCTACTACATCATCCAAATTGACCGCCTGCTCCTCCTGCATTGCCATTAGCCAAGCGTCGATCAATGCGTCTACCGGGTCGATACGGTCCGTCTTGACTTTCTTGTCGATCTTGACCTCGCCATAGGAGTTGCCCACCGTCTTGGCGGACAGCATGGAGCGGGTCAAAAGGGCGTCGTCGCCGTTATACTCCACATGCCCTGCCTTGATCTCCAGCCGCAGGTCCTCCGTAGGCGTTGACAGCACCCGGTGCGTTTGCGTTACAGACAAGCAGGGGGCGATCTCCTCCAGGTCTGCCAGAAATGCAGAGGCGTTGTGCGGGTCATAACATATAACCTGTAGATCCAAATTGTAGTCAACGATTAGTTCCTTTAGGTAATTGAGAATGTAGCGGTAGTCGGTTTTTACGCCGCCCATGGTCTCCGTTACCGTGATCAGACCTTGCCGCACCCACACATCGTATGGAGCGTCGTCCGACTGTATATGTTCTTCCAGCCGCCTGGACGGCATAAAGCTGTGGCTGAACACAAAGTACCGCTTTTCTCCGTCCACATAGTAGGGGACAACGATACTTAGACTGGTCAGATCGCCGCCGGAGGACAGGTCCAAACCGGCGTAAGCCTTGGAACCGATAAAGTCCTTTAAGGTGCGCTCTGACGCGCCTGCCGTCCATTCTTCGGCGTTTTCAATGTAGTTGTTGCCCGCTGCTTGGATCCAGCAGTTCAGCTGCTTTACAACAAAATCACGGAGAGTGTCTCCGCCCTCCCGCCTGGCCTCGTTAGCTGTGGCGATCATATTACCCAGCAGATCCGGCCTGTCTCGCAGCAGGGGATTGGACTTTAGCCAGTTGGTTGGTTCAAAATAATCGTCTCCCTGGTCCATTTCTGCAATGAAAACAAATCGTGTTGGATTATCGAAAGTGCCGTCTAAGATACTGCAACAGGTCTCGTACATCTTGTGGCAAGGATATTTGAGGTTGAAGCCGGCGGTAGTGATAACGCTGATCAGGCAGGAGTGCATAAACTTTGTGCCGCCCTCCAGCAGTTTATAAACCTGGTTGTTTTTGTGGGCGTGGTATTCGTCAACGATCCCCAGGTACGGCCGGAAACCGTCTATTCGCTTGGTGTCACCGGATAGCGCTCGTATGCGGCTGCCGGTCAGCTTGCAATCTATAGTTGAGTTGTGCTCGTGCACATTGAATAGGGCCTCCATGTCGTGGTCGCTGCGGATGAACTTTACCACTTCGTTGAATACGATCTTGGCCTGGTCTGTTTTGGTGGCTGCGCAGTATATTTGCGCATATTTGTATTTGGTGAAGTTTCCGTAGAATGTGGCCAGGATCCCATTGAGTATGCTTTTGCCCTGCTGCCGGGCCAGTTGGATATATGAGGTTCGGTACCGGCGGTGATTGCCGTCTTTGGTGCGCCAGCCGTGCAGGCTTCCAAGGATAAACGCCTGGAAGTCAGCGCAGACGAACGGCGTCTCTTCGTCACCCTCGGCAATGGTCAGCTTCTCGGCAAAGTTGATCAGGATTTGCGCTTGGCGCGGATCGAAGTAATAGGCGAATGGCGCCAGGTCACTTTTTTTCAGGTCATCTAAATGGCGCTGGCAGGCTTGAATTTCTCTTTTTCCGACACCTGCCACTTGCCCGCTGCATACCCGCTTGGCGTAGTCTGTCGTGCGATCAATCGGCAACATCATCACCGACCAGGAATTTGTTGACCGGTTCTTCCTTCTTTTTTGGCGCCACCAGTCCAAAGCGGGCGCTCATTGTCAGCCCAAAGTCGGCAGCGCCCTGTCGGCACTGCTGCCATAATCTGCTGCGGGCAATTTGCAGATTCTCGTATGTAGAGTTGTATGCCAGCGTAACGGTGCCGTCCGGTCGTTTAACTTCTTTCATCATCTGTGTTTTCGTTAGTTGTTTGGTGATTTCCAAGAAGTCACGCTCTACCACGACCAGCCGGAACAGCGCCTGGCTGTCCAGGTTGCTGACGGTGTTCTTTCCAAGCCGCAGCAGTTCTGCCACGATTTCATCGAAACGCTGTTTATACTTCCTGGGCGCGCCTTTTGGGTACTCAATATGATCCGCCGGAGCGACCAGTTCCCCCTGCCTGCGCTCTTCGATCTCAGCCTTAGTAAAGTGCTTCTTGCCTTTTGCGATAACGGCGTCTGTTGACTGCCTTTTTCCGGCCATTCCGGTCACTCCTTTCCGTAATACTTCAAAAATAATCTATCTTCAGGTCTGTAAGCCTTTGATCCTTCGTGGGGAGTTTTCTCCGTAAGAAAGAGTGGGCGCGACTATCCTCGGGGTGCCCCAAACTTCCCTCGCACCCCCCTCTGCTCCGCCTCGAACCGCTCCAGCAGGCGCCGTAAAAGCTGCTGCGTTTGCTTTTTTTCAGCGATAGAAGAGTCATACAGCGCCTCAATCTTGTTGTGGTTGGCGTTGGTGAGAGGGAAAAGGTTGCGCTGCTCGCAGCGTTTGCTCCAGTCCTCGCTCAATGGCACGATATGGTGGACCATCTCGGCGTATTGGATCACGCCATCCACATATAGTGCATACAGATCCAGTCCTCCGGCGTGTTGCAAGCGGAGCGCTCTTGCTTTGCGCCATTCGGCGCTTGTATAGAACGCATACGCTCTCTTGTTTCTGCGGGTTGCGTTATATTCCTTATGCCTGTCTGCTGCGTGCTGTGCACACTCCGGACACATCTCCAGTGCCTGCGGAATGATCTTGCCGCAGCGGCACATTTTAAGCAGCGCCATTTCAATGCCCTCCCTTACCTTCCATTGTAGCGTCTGGCTTGCTCTCGCACCATACAAGAAAAAAACAAGAAAAAAACAAGAAAAAAACAAGAAAAAAACAAAGAAAATACAAAGAAAAAACAAGGAAAATACAAAGGAAGTGCGAAAATAAGGCAAAGAAAAGAGGGTGGATACCCACCCCCCCTAAGACTTAACGCAACGCCTGCACTCCATATAAATACACGGCCAGTCGCTTGATGACTTGATTGATCCAGTTATGTGGTGTGTTCTCGTGCGCGCCTAAACGCTCCGCGATCTGTTCGTAAGTCTTGCCCTCGATGTACTTTAACTTGAAAGCCACCATCTTCTGATCTTCGCCGACCGCCGCATAGTCCTGCGAGATCTGTTCCAGCGCTGCGTCTATCCGGCTTAGCAGGCGGCGCGTGTCCTCTTGACCCTCCAGGTCCTCCGGCTGCACCTGCGAGTCTACATAGGCCTGCATGGCTCTGTAGTTGGCCATCAGTGCTTTGGTTTTCTTGACCGCTTCGTTTTTCTTTTTGTGCGCCATTTTTCCCTCCTCTCACCCAGCGTCTGCTTAGCCGTGATGACCAGCAGACTCAGTGCAAACAGTATTGCCCCTGCCACCACTGCCGTGGCGGCTAACAGCAGCAAGTGGATCAGCAGACGGAACAGCAGCAAATTAGCCACGGCCAGGTACTCAGCCATTCCGGTCACCGTCCTTGATCTGTTTGGCTTTGCCAACCGTGATCAGCAGCGCCGGTACATCTCCTCCGAAAACGAACTTGAACCCTTGGATCTGGTGGCGCCACATTGCGGCACCTCGCATTTGAACAACACCGAGCTGAACTTCTGCTCCCGGCTCAAACTGGGCAAGGTAGCCTTGCAGGTCTGCCACCTTGAGCGTTTCTGTTCTTTTCTTATTCCACAGGTGCTTTCTAATCATTTTCATGCTTGTCGCTCCTCATCGTATGCTATTTCCGTACAGTACCTTGCCAGTTCATCATGAAGCGACTGTGGAATTTGCGTTGACAGTTCTATGATCTGTGTCTTTGGCTTACAGTTGGCGCACCACGCTTTCATGTTGCCAGTGTTTATTCCCATTAGTGCGTATGGACCGTAAATGGTCATGCGGTGCCAACACACATCACGGTGGTAACATTGCTCGCAGGTCATTGTGCCACCTCCAAATTCCGTGCAGTCGACTGCAAAACCTGAATGACAGCAGCAGAGAGCTTGGCGCCGGTGGCCGGATCCTTGGCATTGATCTTGCCGATCAGCTCCTGTACCTTTGCGGCAGTTTGTTGCAGCTCGGTAAAGTACACCCGGCAGGCGGCCACATCCGTGTCTGCGCCCGCTGCCTTGGCTTGCCGAACAGCGGCGTCCAATTTGGTGGCGCTGCTGTCCAACTGCCTTTTTAGGTCTGCCTTTTCCTGTTCCAGCTTTTCTAAAGCGGCTTTGGTTTTCTTCTCGGCGTCTGCCTTTGCCGTTGCCAACTTAGCTTTGTATTCCTTGGCAGCTTCCTTTTCAGCCTCCTGGTCGATCTTATCAATGGCTTTTTGGATTTTCTCGGTCATTTCAGCGTTACCTCCTTGATCTGCGCCAGCGCGCAACGCTGGCAGTGCTCGTCCAGTTCCGGCTTGTCCAGGCCGCACCGGTTATTGATTGAGCCATAGATACACACATCTCGGCATATCGTCGCCAAGATTGCAATAGTAGTTTTTTCGTTCTCATTCTTCATTGTTGCGCTCCTCAAAGGCCATACCGGCCACGGTGCCCAGGTTGATCAGATCCCGGCATACAGCTTCTGCTTTGGACAGATCCATTGTGCTGATCACGCCCTGCACGATCAGGCCGGACTTAACTACCACCAGGTCCCCGCGCTTGTACAGGTAATATCCCTCTTCTTCCTTTTCGATAGGTTGCAACGCTCTTCTGTTGATGAATGTCATGCCCGCACCTACAATCAGCGGTTGCCATACAGCGCCTGCGGCTACAATGCAGGTGTCCAGCGGGGCGGCATATTCTTCATTGGGGCATTGGTCTGCCAGCGGCAGATCCGCTTTCGGCATTCTTGTCATGATCACGCTGTCATCCTCTGCCAAGTCAGCGACCATGCGCAGCGTCTCCGGCGTGTATTCAGGGTGGCCGTACAGGATGTAACCGCAGCTGCCATTACTGAGCATTTGCTCGCCGTCAGGCAGGTCATATAGAAAATAGGCCTTGCTTCGTTTGCAAATGGATAGCAATTTTTTGAAATTCATTTTTCCGTCTCCTTTATGCTGATGCCGTGAATGTACAGCATCAGCTTTCTTTTGATGATGTATTCCTTTGTTTTGGCGCCCTTGGTGTCCTCTACCACCCATTTCCAGGTGCCGTCCGGCTGGCAGACCTCATATACAAAGTCCGCTTTATAAATCACCGGGCGCTCTTTTCGGTGTTCGCCGACCCCTGCCGGGATCAACTCATAAGGGACCTGCTCCCGCAGGTTGCGCACCAGGCCGTGCCGTTCCAACAGTTGCAGCTCCTTTGCCCGCTTGCACTCGCTCCGACTGTCATAGGTGCGGCCGTCCATTTGGGCTTTTACTGCGTGGTATTTGTTCCCGCCTTTGGCCCGCTGCCGGAGATACTCCTGGTACTGGGCAGCAGTCCAGTGTTCTTGGGTACCCATTAGCCCGCTGCCTGTTTCTCTACGGAGTAGGCCATACGGATGAATTGGTGCTCGACGGCGCCAATCTTCCTTTGTTCCTGCTCCATGCACTTTTGCATGTACTTACTGGCCAGCACTGCCTCCTCAAATTCCCGGCGCAGATCGTCCGTCATGCCATACTGGCCCAGGCCCTTGGTGCTCTTAAAGGCGTCCCACTTAGGCCGGATCAGCGGGTGGTTGATGTTTAGCTTGAAGCCGTAGGCGTTGTGCGGTGCCAAGATCAGCTGGGTTTGGCGTTCCTGTTCCAAGTTTCGCACCTTGTCCCGCATTTGTTCCCATTGCTGTATGTATGTCATTGTCGCCCTCCTAACACCGCCGGTGCGGTTGGTTCTTTGAGATCGGGCAAAGCACATAGGACTGGTACTTGAACCCGGTGACTTCGTCCTCCCAGTTGTTCAGGGTGTCCCGGACAACATAATAGCCCTTTGGTGCTCTTGGTTCATCCGCCCAGTGGTCGTTGTGTATGATTTTGTATTCCGGTTCCGGTACCACCAGGTTACGGCTGCGGCTAAAGCACACTCTGGACTTGGCCGTTGTGTACTTGCCCTCGTGTCCTTGCTTGATGTGGGTCTCCTCGCGTAGGTACCCGCCGTAGGTGTGGTGGTCTCTGTCGTCCACCGGTACATACTCCACTCGGCCATAAGGCCACCTTGGTAGCTTGGTCAAGTCAATACCGGACAGCGCCAAGTGGATATGTGGGTTCTTGTCCGGTGTCTCAATGGCTCTCATCCACTTGAAGTCTACGCCGGCCTTTTTGTAGGCATATCTCAGTTTGGCCATATAGGCGGTCCACAGTTTCTTGATCTCTTGCAGGTCATTGGGCCTGTCCGCCTTTCGGAATGTAAAAGTGGCGGTCAGGTCACCGGGTCCGAAGTTGGCGTTGAAGATCATCTCCTGTTGTAGGCACGCCTGGCGATTGTTAACCGCCGCCTGTGCCTCGCTGGTCTTGCCGTAATTGCTGCCCCTGGTGCATTTATTCTTGCTGCCATAGCGGGAGGAGTAATGCCGCTGAATGTAGATACATTTACCTGCGTGGGT